CAAATTTGTACATATTTGTACTCAATTTGGGGTTGACAAATGCCCAAATTGAGTATATAATGATAATGTACTCAGAACGAGTACGAAAATTCAAAATGAAAACGGAGGTGTAACAAATGGCTGAAAAGACAACGATATTTGACAACATCAATGGTGAATTGAGACGCAGACATCTCACCCAGCAGGACCTTGCGAAGACTATCGAAATAGACCGCAGAACATGGTCCAAATGGCAGGACAAAAACGATATGCCAGCGTCGGTACTTCTACAGATAGCCAAATGGCTGAACGTTACGCTGGACTATCTTACACGTGATGTTCATGCCGAATAATGGGGGTGAAAACAATGCCTGCAAAGAAAATGACAGCCAATGACGTGATATCCAAACGGCTGAAATCTATCAGAGCCGACAACGATATTACACAGGCAAAAATCGCAAAACGGCTGAACATGGCACAGACAGCCGTAAGCAGGTGGGAACGGCAGTTCGGCACCATGAATGCTGAACAAATCGTGACGTACTGCAAGATAATCGGGGCGAACCCCGAAGAAATCTTTGCAGAATACTGCAAGGAAAGGAGCATAAGAAAATGACCAGCATGATAGCAACACTGGAGATCGTCAGATTCGTGGCTGCAATAGCGTTATGTGTGGCGCTATTCGCACTGGCGGTCTACGGACTATATCGAAACATCAAGGAGACAGCCGAAACCGCAATCCGTGAGGAACTGGAGCAGGCGATCAAGGAAGCTTCAAAGCCTGTTGTCAAGGTCGAAATACAGACGAAAGGCAAGTGGTAAAGTGTCGGAGGGTATGTTTATAGCCTGCATGATAGGCGCAACGATCGTGATACTGACAGCTTTCTATGCCGTGATACTGTTCATAGCATGCATTATAGACCAGCACAAATGGGAACATGAACGTAGTAGCTGCGATGATGATGATAGCCGTGACGAAAACAGCGATGGCAGAGTTTAGATTCGCAATGCAACGGATTTGCTATGAATAGCATTGGCTACGGCAAAGCGAACCTGTGAACGGCTACGAAATGCGAAGGTGTTGATTTGAACAGTAAAGCAACGGCATGACATAGTGGGGTTTAGCAAAGAATGTCAAAGCATAGGCAAGGGCAAAGCACAGCGTCGATTTGCTGGGCAACGGCACAGCATTGATTGACATAGATTCGCAACGGCTAAGAATAGCTATGATTCGCAGGGGCACCGCACAGCCACGCAAAGGCCTGGCAAAATATTGCGTAGCTAGGGCTAGGTATGCACAGCACCGTTTAGATAAGCAAAGGCATTGAGAAGCATAGAGACGCAAGGGCATAGCAGTGATTAGCAAAGGAACTGCAGTGACTAGCAAAGGCGTAGTTTGGCACAGTATGGCGTCGAAAAGCAAGGAAAAAATAAATTTAACATTTAACGGAGGTCAAAAGACATGAGCATGAAAAAAATCAAAGTAAAGTTGACGTTCACCGAAGAGATTTTGGGAACGGCAAACGCAACAACCACAATTCACGACGAGTACATAGCGTCAAAAGCACCCGACGCAAAGAGCCGTGAGGAAGAGATAGCCGCACTTGGTGTAGCGGAAGTGGTCGAAAAATCTATGACGGTATTCCCGACACTGGAAGACGGCACACCATTTCTATGGGATTATCAGGTCAAGGGATTTTTCAAGGACGCTTGCGGTGTTTTGAAAAAGGTATCAGGCACGGCTAGTTCAAAAATCAAGGCGTACAAGAAAGAAATCGACGGACTGGTTTTCGTTGAGGAAAGAAAAATCCCATACGAATTCAAGGGTGGTATGGGCGAATGCCAGAGGCCACTCAGAGCAAGCACACCGCAGGGCGAACGTGTTGCACTGGCACATTCTGAGACAGTTCCTGCAGGGGCGACAGTCGAATTCACAATCCAGATTTTGAAAGACGATATGGAAACAGCCGTAAGAGAGTGGCTAGACTACGGCAGGCTGAGAGGTATCGGTCAGTGGCGTAACAGTGGCAAAGGTAGATTTGAGTGGGAGGAGATTGAGAATGGATAAGAAACTAACAAAAGAAGATATCATAAATGTGGCTAAATCTTGTACAGATTCCGACTGTAAATCGTGCCCACTTGAGGATGATGAGAAATGTGCTACTAATTTTCTAAATTGTATTATCGAATACATGAAAAATGAGCCTGCACCTGCGGCAACAGGCACAAGCTCGGAGGTATCAAAAGATACCAGTTCAACACACCTTGATGATAGCACACTGCTTGACATTTGTCAAGAAGGAATAGAGGAAATGGCGAAAATAGCCCTTGATGATTATCCAAACGAATTCCTGACAGGATATATTGAAGCGTTCAAGGACAACATCAGGAGGCTGAGAGGTGAACAGAGTGACTAGCTATTCATGCTTGGATTGCAAGCACCTGAAAGGGTGTTTGGAGAGTAGCAGGCGTTACCCCTGCAGAGATTTTAAACTGGCAGAGCCAGCGATACTAGAGAGGAGAGGTCGAAAACATGACAGTAAAAGAAAGGCTTGACGCTATGGTTGACATGGCGGTCATGGAGCTAAAAATGAAAGAAACGCAAGAGTATGGCACTGTTACCGAAGGCGTTTACCCTATGATGATAGGCGACGTGTGGACGTTTGACGGAGCAATATCGGGTGTTCAGATATTTCCGCCTGACATTCATGCTGTAGCAAAAGAGGTCGGTGCTGAGGTGTTGGAAAACGGAACTGAATCGTATTTCATGTACAGAAATATCGCATTTTTCAGCTATAAGGGGGCAGTTTAAATGCGTTACACGGCTAATGATTGCGTCGGCTGCCCTGACGGGTGCAGATGCTGTGGCAGAGACCGTAATTATACTGTGGTCGAATGCGACAAATGCAGAGAACAGCTAGATCTTGCAAGCGAAAATGTTTTCTGCTATGAGGGAAAGGACTACTGCAAGGACTGTTTCCGTGAAATCCTGATTGAAGAAATCAACCAGAATGACGATATTTCAATCTATGACCTTGCCGAACTGGCAGGGGTTGAATATGAAGAGGAGGATCTGAACCTATCATGAGTGCTAGTTTTGACAACGGCGTTCAGAAATATGTCAGGGGTTATGCGGTAGTTGAAACCGCATTCCCTGTCGACAGCAAAGGCGTGACATACGCCGCCTGCAAGTACTGCAGATTTTTCAGCCGCCGTTCTGGTCGGTGCAATCTGACCGACGAAATCGTATTTTTACCAGACACGTTCGTGGGCGCTCAATGCCCACTGGAAATCAAAGAGGAGGAATAAAACATGGGACTACCCGTTCTAATCGAGGGAGAAAGTGGCAGCGGCAAGAGCCGTTCCCTCAAAAATTTTAAGCCAGGCGAAATAAGCATTTTTAACGTCGCTGGCAAGCCGTTGCCGTTCAAGAACAATGGCCTTGCGACGCTTTCAGTAGCAAAACTTGTCAAGGCAAACAAAGGCAAGAGCCGTTATGATGTGATAAAGGCGGCTATGCTGCAATCGAAATCAAAGGCATTTGCCATTGATGATAGCCAGTATCTCATGGCGTTCGATAGTTTCGACAAGGCAAAAGAACTAGGGTACGGTAAATTTACCGATATGGCGGTCAGTTTTGAACGGCTGATAGAATTTGTTATAAATGACCTACCGTCAGACGTTATCGTGTACTTTTTGCACCACGTCGAACTGACCGACGGAGGCAAGTACAAAGCAAAGACCATCGGCAAAATGCTGGATAATCAGTTGACGGTTGAAGGACTGTTTTCGATTGTGCTGTTCTGCACGGCCGATGAGAACCACCACTATTTCATCACACAATCCAGGGGAATTTCTACTGCGAAGTCACCCGAAGATATGTTTGACGATGAAATCGAAAATGATTTGAAGTTCGTAGATACTAAAATCAGAGAGTATTGGAATTTAACTCCAAACGATATAGAAAGCGAGGAAAAGTAAATGATCGGAATTACAGGATATAAACAGGCAGAGGCAACAAGTTTTTCAGAGCTGCCAAAGCTCCAGCCAGGTGGATATGTGGTAAAAATTCTCAATGTCAAGATTGAACCCACTGACTGGGGTAGCAGACTAGCAATTCAGTTCGACATCGCAGAGGGCGAATTCAAGGGCTTTTTCGACAAGCTGTATAAGGCAACACCAGACGAGTGGGAGAACAAGAAGTGGAAGGGCTCAATGCGCCTGAGCATACCGCATAACACAGGTGACGATACCAAATTCAAGAAGTCGCTGGGTTATTTCAAATCCCAGATACAGGCGTTTGAGAATTCAAATGCAAATCTACATATAGACTGCGAGCGTGACTGGGACGAGAACGTCCTGAAAGGCAAACTCGTGGGCGCCCTTTTCAACGAAAAAGAGTGGGAAAAGGACGGCAGAACAGGCTGGTTTACACAATGCAAACGTTTCGTGCCTGCGAACGATATCCGCAGTGGCAATTTCACGATTCCGAAACGTGAAGAGCTGAAGAACAAGCCGTCAACAGCCAGCAATGACAGTTTTGACCCGAACGCTAATCTGTCTGATTTTGTTGAAATCAACGCAGACAATGACACAGTACCATTCTAATGCACCCGATAGATATTGACGCCACACTTAAAACGTTCTCGGTTGTCGTTGATAGCCGAGAACAAAAGTGGGGGCATATTGAAAAGGCTCTGAAAGCCACAGAAACGCCATATACACAACACAAGTTAAACTATGGCGATTATACTTGCGAAGCCGTAAAACCTAATAGCGAGCCTGTAAGCCTTGCTCAGAGCGTTGTTATTGAGCGCAAGGCGAATTTGGACGAAATAGTGGGCAACTTCACAAAAGGACGAGAGCGTTTTGACCGTGAATTCAAGCGGTCGGTTGAAGACCATGCAAAGGTGTTTTTAATGGTCGAAGACGATAGACTATGGGAAAATATCCTGCTACACAACTATCGCAGTAAAATGCCACCAAAGGCACTACTGGCAACGTTCTGTTCATGGCAGGCACGATATAACATCACGATCATAGCGTGCCGAAAGCAAGAAAGCGGCACACTGATAAAGGCGATACTATACTACGCTTTGAGAGATTATCTTCAGAAATTGGGCGGTGATTAAATGCTAGAAAATGGTTTTGTAAAATTCGATAGAAAAATAGCAAACTGGCGTTGGTATCATGATGTCAATACGTTCAAATTGTTTTTTCATTTAATCATAACCGCCAATTATGAGCCAAAGCCGTTTGAAAACATAACTGTTAAACGTGGGCAGAGGATTGCAAGCTATGGTACACTAGCCGAAGAAACAGGGTTGTCGGTTCGCAACGTAAGAACTGCAATTCGTCACCTGATTTTGACAGGCGAAGTGACAAGCAAGTCAACTAACAAATATAGCGTGTTTACGATAGTAAACTATGACCTATACCAAGACAACCGACAAACAAACCGACAAGCAAGTGACAAACAGCCGACAAGCAACCGACAAGCAAGTGACAACAATGTAAGAAAGATAAAGAAAGATAAGAAAGATAAAGAAATATATGCTGCTCCCGCAGCGCACACAAACGGCAGGCGGACGGACAACCCAGGCAGAACAGATTTTTGAGTGAGGTGAAAAAAACATGGGATATACAATGCGTGATGATGATGTGGTCGGTCTGGCTGTGGCATTGAATGCAGAAACGCACCGCAAGGGACGTGAACTGTATTTCAAATACTGTCCGTACTGCAATGGGGGCGGTCATGACAAAGATACATTTTCTGTAAATCTTGACACGGGGGCGTTCAAATGTTTCCGAAGTAGTTGTGGCATGACAGGTCATTTCGTACAGCTGGCTAGGGATTTCAACTATCCACTGGAATTTGACGACGATCAGAAAAAAAAATACCGCACGCTACCACCTGTGAAGATAGTCACCCGTGACAAGGCGGTTGAATACCTGCGGTCGAGAGGAATTTCGGAGATCACCACACGGAAATACAACATCACTGTCGGCGATAAGCGTGACAATTTGCTGATGTTTCCATTTTTCGATGAAAATAACGTGTTGGTATCGGTCAAGTATCGTAAGACAGATTTTGTCAAGGGCAGAGATAATCAAAAAGAGTGGTTTGAAAAGAACACAAAACCGATATTGTTCGGCATGAACAGATGCACGGAAAAGCATGACAGGCTGATAGTCACAGAGGGACAGATTGATAGTCTGTCGGTGGCAGATTGTCAGATAGATAATGCGGTATCAGTGCCAGGTGGTCAGAGCAATAAAACATGGGTGCCGTTCTGTTATGATTTTGTGGACAGCTTCGGCGAAATTGTAATTTTCGGAGATCATGAACACGGCCATGTGACACTTGTTGACCAGTTTACAACGTCATTTCCGCACAAAAAACTGAAAGTTGTCAGGGCGCAAGACTATTTGGGTGAAAAGGACGCAAATGCAATCCTACAGAAATACGGCTGTAAAGCGATATGCGATGCTGTGAACAACGCTGAAGAAATACCTGTCACGGCTGTCAAAAAGTTATCGCAGGTCAAGGCGGTAAATCTGGATAAGCAAGAGCATATCAAAACTGGCATATACGATGTTGACCGATATATCGGCGGTATCTATATGGGGCAGGTAGTAGTTATCACAGGCAAGCGTGGTGAGGGTAAATCAACGCTGGCGTCACAGATAATTGCAAATGCACTAGACCAATCAGACCTAGACGGCAATCCGTATTCAATTTTCGTTTATTCGGGCGAATTGCCAGACTATCATTTCAAACGTTGGCTGGATCTCCAAATTGCAGGAAAACAAAATGTTATACGTTCGGTCAACGAATATGGTGACGAAACCTATGACATTCCTGATGATGTGGTCGATAAAATCAACCGCTGGTATGATGATAGGGCGTACATATTTGATAACACGGCTGTGACGGCTGAAATCAAACTTGACGGCGACAATGCGAAACGTGACGGCAAGATATCATTGCTGGGTACGATTGAAACGGCTATCCGCAGATTTAACGTCAAACTGATACTGATTGATAACCTCATGACGGCGTTGGACGTTGACCTCAGCAAAGAACTGTATCGGGCGCAGTCAGATTTTGTAAATGCCGTGAAATACATAGCGGTCAAATATAACGTTGCTATCATATTGATAGCGCACCCACGCAAAACCGCCGACGGCATTGAACTGAATGCAGATAGTGTCAGCGGTTCGGGCGACATCACAAATAGGGTTGATTTGGTTTTAACATATAGCAAAAACAGCGACGATGACAAGGACGATTTTCAAAGCAAAATTGCCATTGTAAAAAACCGATTAACAGGTAACGTGGCGGACAATATCAAGGTCGCCTACAGCCAGATTTGTAAACGTATCGGCTGTAACAATGCCGAATGGGGCAGGATTTACGGCTGCTTCAAAGATGTTGACACGGCCGAAAACGAAGATTTGCCACCATTTTAAAATCAAAAAAAGAGGAGTGAAAAAAACATGGAAAGGTCAGAAATCGACAAGCTGGCATATCGCGGTGAAGAACTACCGAACGACAGCAACATTTTTGATGAAATATACTGGTTGGCTATGTATTATCTATACAAAACAGCGACGCTGAACAACATTCCTACAGAGCAGGCGGCAAAAGCCAAAAGTGCATTGACGCAGAAGCTGGACAAGCAGATAAAGCAGAGCGAACCTAACGAAAACGTGATAGCGGCATTCAATGACAGTGTACGTGTTATGCGTGAAATGGAAAAATTCATCAGACCTTATGCGGAATTTGAAAAGAAAAGCCGTGAAGAGCTGATAGAATTTATCAAGCATATGTTCGATGTGCTGTCAGGGCTAGGTCCGTATGAGGAGGACGAAGAGCATGGGCAACAATAAATTCTGCACCAGCTGCAAATATTTCGAGAAGTCACCTGACAACTGCGGCAGAAAGAACGGAAAATACGGGCTGTGCAGGTATGGTGTGAGACAGGGATTTCGTCCGAGGATAGTAAGATATCAGCACACTATCTGCGAAGTGTTCAAGGACAAGATAGAGGCTGTGAAATGCAGTGCTGCTACGACGCTTTGTTGGTACTGCAAACACGCAGTGCCAAAGAGTGACAAGCTGACAGGTGAACAGATAACAGGGTGCAGCTGGTCGATGGACAGACAACCTGTTGCCGGTTGGAAGACGCGCGGTCATAGGGTTTACGAAGGGCAGAAAGGCACGTTGCATTCGTATACTGTGACTGAGTGCCCTGAGTTTGAGGAGGGATAGCATGAAGGTATTAATAGCGTGCGAAGAGTCACAAGAGGTCTGTAAGGCATTTCGTGCGAAAGGTCACGAGGCGTACAGCTGCGACATTCAGATGTGTTCAGGCGGTCACCCTGAATGGCATATCTTAGGCGACGTTCTGGCTGTTATCAACGGCAATGCAAACTTCACAACTTGCGACGGACAGGCACACACGATTGGCAAATGGGATTTGCTGATAGCTCACCCACCGTGCACATATCTTAGCAACGCAGGGGCAGCACGGCTGTACAAAAAAATGAACGGGAAAAGTTATGTTGACCTTGAAAGATTTAATAAAGGGCAAGACGCAAAAGAATTTTTCCTGAAATTTATTCATGCACCTGTTGAAAGAATAGCTGTTGAAAATCCAATCCCGTCTGGAGTATATCGGTTGCCGAAATATACGCAGACTATACAGCCGTATGAATACGGACACCCATACAGCAAAAAAACGTGTTTGTGGTTGAAAAATCTGCCTAAATTGGTACCGACAAATGTTGTTAAACCCATATGTTCATGGGTATCAGGCGGTAGCAAAAGGGCAGACGGCACTGCACGCACAAACTGTGGAATGCCGTTTCGTGACAGCAAGACAAAATCCAAAACATTTTCAGGCATAGCACAAGCAATGGCTGAACAATGGGGAACCGAGGAGGATTAACATGGTTAAAATCAAACCCGAATACATTTTCCCACTTCTGCTGATTTTGCTGGACGTGGGAGCGGCGATTATATACGTCGTGCAAAAGGACTACAAAAAAGCTGTCTACTGGTTAGCAGCGGCAGTGCTGAATGTGACAGTAACTTTTTAGGAGGTATAACATATGGCAAGATACATTGACGCAGACAATCTGATTAACGAACTATCAGCGGCGTGTATGCCGATATACGAAAAGGGCATAACAGGCATTCTGGGTGATAACAGCAGCATTTCCGATATAATCAACGAACAGCCTACCGCAGACGTGCAGGAAGCAAGGCACGGAAAGTGGGAAAGCACAGAATTAATGTATGAAAACGGCTGCACAAGATGTAGTGAATGTAAAACAGAATATTATGCAAGCGGTTTAGAAGAAATATGCGGCGATACGTTCCCAACTTATTGTCCACTTTGCGGAGCAAGAATGGATTGAGGTTATCGGAATGGCTGAGTGGAGAGTATATGATTATGACACGCCACAATGTACACATTGCGGTATGTGGATGTCGTTTGCAAGATACCGCCGTGGGCAGAGTACAGATGCAAGAAGTATCACAGACTTCTGTCCGTCATGCGGAGCAAAAATGACAGCAATGCCCATGTGCGAGACTTGCAAATATGGAAACGGCGAATGGAAAGACGATGGCATTTGCTTTGCTTGTAGGGAACAGGTGTGGATACCAGGAAAACCACACAGACAAGTTGGCAACGAAGCGTAGTGTTATAATTGTGTGAGAATATTGATTTGGAGGTAATCAACGATGCGTGAAATATTATTTCGTGGCAAGCGCATTGCCAATGGCAAATGGGTAAGTGGATATTACGTTCTTAGGAAACGCCCATACTTCAAGGACAAGGGTGCTGATTTTGAACACATTATTTGTGACAATCTGGTAATCGATGATTTCAATGACAAACAGTTTGTTGATACAATCCCAATAACATATTCGGTTGACCCTGAAACTGTCGGTCAGTACACAGGATTGACGGACGTGAACGGCAATAAGATTTTTGAAGGGGATCTCTGCCTGTGCGACAGAAACATTTCAAAGCATATTGACAAAAAAGTTTTTGAAATTAAATTTGACCCTGAGACTGGATTCTTCGGAGAAAGTGACACGTCAAACATATGCCCTAGCGATTTTTATATGTGCGAAATTATCGGAAATGTTTTTGACACCCCTGAATTTCTGAAAGCTGGTGAAATGCCATGAAGGCACGAACGAACATCGTCAGACAAAGCGACATCAAAAAAGAGGTCGCAAAGGAAATGCAGAAAAGATATAGCGAACTGCAAGGTGAGATAATGCAGGATATCACAGAACAGATAATGGCGACTGTTTTGTGGACGCTGGATAAGTGGTACGGCTGGAAAGGCAAACGCCTGCGTGCATTCATCGACGCAGTGAATAGCACGTTTGACATCATGGACATGGCAAAATTTGACAACGATAACAACGCCAGCTATTTAAAAGAGACATACGGCATTGACCTGTCGGAACTAATATCAACGGAAATGACTGACAGGGTGCAGAAAGGCGGTTGAAATGACAGCAAAAGAATATTTGCAGAACGCCTATAAAATCGAACGGCGTGTGAAAATTATCGAAAACAAGGTCAAGAAGCTGCGGTCACAACTAGAATACGCTGGTATTTCATACGAAAATACAGGTGCTAGTCATGGCAGTTGCAATGGTGATAAGATGTCAAGCACCATAGAACGCATAGCAGAATACGAACGTAGACAGCAGGAACTGGCGCTGATACTGATTGACAAACGTTTGCAAATCGAACGATCTATTGACGCAGTGGCAGACGCAGACCAGCGAGAGGTCCTTGAAAGACGGTATCTTTTTTATCAGCGCTGGGTCGGAAAATTCAACAAAGAAAATGGTGAATACATAATGGGGATCACTGACTATATGAACTACTCAGAACGAACGATTTATAAAATTCACGGCGAAGCCCTGAAACATATCATTGTTCCGAAAGAGTGCAGTGAAATGCAGTGAAATGCAGTTATTAATCTGCTATACTGTATAATAGCCCGATAGGGTGAAAAGGTCAGTTGGTTATATCCTCAATAAAAGCCAACCCCATTTTTACGCCTGAGCGGCTAGCCCTCAGGCAATGTGCAGGGGCGGTGCGCCATCACTTAACCTGCTCCATGTTTTTTACTTCTTTTGTTTTAGATCTCCTGATTCCGCTATGGCATTAGCTGTGGCGGATATATCGGTCGATACTGCGATGATGTTGACACCGATACCAATCAGCCACACACACCTCTTAGCAATGTGTCCCACGTGTGGCATTTTTATTTTATGGGGGCGGCACTATGAAAGACTTTGCGTATTCTTTTTACCGCTCGTCAGCGTGGAAGAAGTGTCGCCAATCCTACATCGACAAACGCATACTAATTGACGGCGGTTTGTGTGAAGAATGCCATGAACGTGCTGGATATATCGTTCATCATCGAACATTGTTAACGCCAGCGAACATTCGTGACCCTGAGGTATCATTAAACCATGCTAACCTCGAATTCGTATGCAAAAAATGTCATGATAACTTCGAGGGTCATTTCTACCAAAAATCGCCTAAAAAATTAACAAAATGTGAATTTGACGCATCGGGTATGCCTGTACCCCCCTCAAATTTTGGCTGAATTTTTTTCTAAGATACCGAGGGGGCAAAGGTCATTTTTTACGCACGATAAAATCGCATGAGGGGGTATAATCTGACAATGGCAAAAATCAAAAAGAATTTGAGCGAGTTGCGAAAAGCTGTGGATAGCTGTGAACCAGCTAAAAGAGAACTGGGCATAAAGCTATTAGATCAGCTGGAGTACATGGAAAATCTGCTGAGTGAGTATCAGAAAAAGATAAAAGCAGAGGGCGCAATCATCGAAGCGACAAACGGCAATGGTTTTACTGTCAAGACAGAGCACCCTGCAAGTAAAGCGTATGCAACGTTAATCGGAAAATACAATGCAATGGCAAAGACAGTTGAGGATATTATCCTTGACAGCCTGCAAAAGTCCGAGGGCGACGAGTTGTTGGAATTCCTAGGCGGTGCAAAGCGTTGACGGAATTTGAAAAATATTTTACTGGCATTTATGACGGGAGTATCGTTGCGTGTGAGAAAATGAAAAAGGTTTCCGAAATGTTGCTGAACAGGTTTGCAAGCCCTGATGAGTTTCATTTTGACGAAGCTATTGCAACACGGCACACGGATTTTATAGAAAAATTCTGTAAGCTGCCGTCTGGAAAACTAGGTCAGCCGTTGAAGCTGGAGTTGTTTCAAAAAGCAAGACTGCAAGCATTATTCGGTTTTGTTGACGATAACAACCTACGCCAGTATAACGAATGTTTAATAATTGAAGGGCGAAAGAACGGTAAGACAACAGAAATTGCGGCGGTCGAAAATGATATGCTAGTCAATGACGGAGAGGGTTCACCGCAGATATATAACGTCGCCACAATGCTAGATCAGGCAAAACTGGGTTTCAATGCCTGCTACAAAATGATAAAACAGTCGCCATTGTTGAGCAAGCATATTCGTAAACGTGCGGCCGATTTGTATTTCCCATTAAACATGGGATTTATAAAAGCCCTTGCGAGCAATTCAAACAGCCTTGACGGCTTGGACGTTCACTGCGGTGTTATCGACGAATTGGCGGCGATTAAAAATCGAGATCTATATGATTTGATAAAGCAAGCAATGGGCGCTAGACAGCAGCCCATTTTATTTTGCATTACAACAAACGGCTTTGTTCGTGGCGGCATTTTTGACGCGCAATACGAGTATGCCAGCAATCTGCTATACGGACGGCTGACGGAAATCAACAAAAGGTTTCTGCCGTTTATCAACGAACTGGATAGCCCTGATGAATGGGATAAGGAAGAATGTTGGATAAAAGCAAATCCTGGACTGGGCACGATAAAATCAATAGACTATCTGCGCCAAATGGTGCAGAAAGCCAAAGATGATCCTAGTTTCAAAGCAACGGTTATGGTCAAAGATTTTAACCTTCCGCAGAATACCGAAAGCGGCTGGCTGAGGTGGGACGAGCTGAACAATGAAGAAACTGTCGTGGACTATCCGTTCAGATATTTCATCGGTGGTTTTGACGCTGCTGATTATATAGACCTTAATGCCGCAAAGGCTATCTGCAAAAAGCCTGACGATGATAGGTTGTATGTAAAATCTATGTACTGGATACCGCAAGCCGTCCTTGACGCTGACGCTGAAAAGGGTGACAGACGTGGACGAGATAGTGTGCCGTATGAATTGTGGAAATCACAAGGCCTGCTGAGGACGTGTGAGGGAAACAAGGTCAACAAGCGTGTTATTTTGGATTGGTTTTTGGAACTGAGGGATAAAGAAGATATATATCCGTTGGCTATCGGCTATGACCCTTGGCACGTCTCGGACGAGCTGATAAAGGCGTTTGAAGAAGAGTTTGGCAAGGGTGTTTTAGTACCTGTGCGTCAGGGCGTTATAACGCTGTCTGACCCAATGAAGAATTTGAAAGCTGAGTTTCAGCGGCACAACATCGTTTACGACAATAACCCAATTGACAAATGGTGTTTTCTAAATACGGCTGTAAAGACGGACGTCAACGGCAACATTCAGCCATGTAAGAAATCTGACCGAACACAGAGAATAGACGGACTTGCGGCGTTGCTAGACGCATATGTGGTCTATTATAATCGACAGGAAGAATTTGAGAGTTTGATATAAGGAGATAAAAGTGACAACCGAAGTAATTAACAATCTATTTGGCATAAAAGAAAGTTTTGAACTTCCGCAGGCACTTCTCGCTAAGCTTCTTGACAAAGCTGAAAAGGACAAGCTATGTAAGGAATTTGTCAAGCAAGGGTTCAACGGCAATAACGATTGTCTGCGTGACTATTTTCAAGAGAATAATGCAAACCGCAATAATCTAAAGCAGGATTATACGCCCGATTGTCTGTGCAAGTTGATTTCTAATCTTGCACCAAAGTCAGAAAAGATAATTGATATATGTGCAGGAACTGGTGCGCTGTCGGTTGGTATGGATAGGGATAGCGTCTTTCAATGCGAAGAATTATCGCAAATGAGTATCCCTGTGCTACTTCTCAATCTTGCGTTGAGAAATAAGAATGCTGTGGTTCTGCAAAAAAACGTTCTGCTCAACGAAGTGCAGAAAATCTATAAGCTGAGTAAATCGGACGAGTTTAGCAACATAGAAGTTGTTGACACGTATAAGGAAAGTGCAACGGACGTTGTTATATCAAACCCACCTTATTCGTTGAAATGGGAGCCAAAGTCAGACCCACGCTTTGAGGGCTATGACCTTGCACCTGCTAAGGCTAGTGACTATGCGTTTGTGCTTGACGGCTTGTCAAGGCTGTCGGACGTAGGCAAAGCGTTCTATATCCTTCCAGCAGGCGTTCTCTTCCGAGGAAATGCAGAGGGCAGAATCCGTAAGCAACTCATTGATAACAATCTGATAGACGCAGTTATCTCATTGCCTGAAAATATGTTTTTGAATACCTGCATACCTGTCAATGTTATCGTATTCAGCAAGAGTAAGCAGACAAGAGATATTTTGTTCATCAGTGCCGAAAAGCTTTTTGAAAAACACGGCAAGCAGAACGTCATGACGGACGAGCATATTCAGAAAATAGCCGATACATATCACGGCCGTAGCGTTGTTGAAAAATTCTCAAACGTGGCAAGCTATGAGGAAATTGCTAAGAATGATTACATCTTGAACGTTCCACGCTACGTTGACACGTTTGAAAAGGAGGAACTTCCACCTTTAAAAGACATCTGCAAAGAGCTGATACAAAGTGAGCTTGAAGTGCATAAGGCAACGAATGACCTCATGGCGATATTAAAAGACCTTTGCGGTGATGATGAATACAGTCAGGTCAAGGACGATTTTCTGAAATTCTTTACCGAGCAAGACATTGTTGGCGAAACTATGGCAACATGGCTTGAAATGAAAAATCTTGAAAACCGCACCGACTATATTATTTCCCATGCCAAGAAGGAACGCAAGCCACTGCTTGACCTTGTGACATTTGAACGAGTGAAAAAGGGTAAAGTGTACGAAGCTGGCACTGTCTATATTCAGCTATCTGCCACGGACGGAAAAGTAAGATATCTTTGCGAGAACTCAGAGCTGGAAACCAAGTACGGCGTATTTCAACCCAAAGACAAGAGCATGGGAACGAGATATCTTTTCTATATCTTGGAATATGAAATGGAAGCGTTTTTGGCACGATATCAGAGCGGAATGAACATCAACCCTGATATCTTCAAATTCATGCAAGTAACGTACTATCCCGAAGTGAAGTATCAGCAAGAGATAGCCATGACGCTTGACGGCATTCAGGCAAGATATGATGAGGTTTATCAAGAAAAAGAATCATGGAAATGTTTTAAGGAATTTCACTTATCGGGAATGTTCCCATGATAAACAACAACAGACAGAAAGGGGTGAAAAAAATGGGTCTGATAAATCGTTTTAAAAACAGGTCGCAAGTAATAACCCGATATAAGATGATGACGGAAATCGGCAACGGCTATTATAGTTGGGACGGCAATGTTTATCGGTCGGATTTGGTACGTGCCTGCATTCGTCCAAAGGTCAAGGCTATTGGAAAACTGACCGCAAAACATATCAGAAAATCATATAGTCGAAATGGTGACGGCAGTATCGAGATAAACCCTGAACCATATATGCGAATGTTGTTGGAAGAACCTAATGAGTTCATGACAATGCAGAAAATGTTGGAAAAAATCGCAACGCAGTTGTGTTTGAACAACAACGCATTTATCTTGATTATTCGTGACGGCAACGGCTATCCTACTGAACTGTATCCTATCCCTGCGGACAGTGCGGAATGCGTATATATCGGCAATGATTTGTATTTGAAATTCACATTTTTCAATGGGCAAAGATATACGTTTCCGTATGCTGACATCATTCATCTGCGTAGTGATTTTTACAAAGACGATATCTTCGGCGAACGGCTGAGTGAAACGCTGACGCCGTTAATGGAAATCGTAACAACAACAGACCAGGGAATTGTTAAGGCTATCAAAAATTCATCGATTATTCGTTGGCTGTTGAAGTTCACCAGTTCCCTACGCCCTGAGGATTTGAAGAAGCAGGCGCAAGAATTCAGTGAGCAGTTCATGAGCGTTCAGAACGGCACAGGTGTTGCGGCGGTTGATAGTAAAGCGGACGCAAAGCAAGTTGACGCCAAAGACTATGTGCCGAATTCATCGGTCATGGAAAAAACCACGCAGAGAATTTATTCGCTGTTTAATACAAACGCAAATATCGTGCAATCGAACTACACCGAAGACCAATACAACGCCTACTACGAATCGGAGATAGAACCAGTAGTAATGGAACTGGCTGGCGAATTTACACGAAAACTATTCAGCCGTATCGAGAGAGGGTATGGCAATAAGATAGTTTTTGAAGCGTTCAATCTGAGCACTGCGTCAATGTCAACTAAACTGAATCTGGTGCAGTTTTTCGACAGAGGTATCATGAACGCAAATGAAATCCGAAGTGTGTTTAATCTGGCTGACATTCCTTCGGGTGATCAGTACTATGTCAGACTAGACACGGCAAAGATAGACAGCGGCGAGGGAGGTGAAAATGATGAAAATTAACGTCAAAGGTACTATCATTCCAAATGATGACCAGTGGATCTATGACCTTTTCGACATTGACGCCACTTCTCCTGCAAAGGTTTCAAAGGGTATAACTGCTGCGGCTGAAAAAGGCGAGCCGTTGGAAATTTACATCAACTCTGGCGGTGGTGATATTTTTGCGGCGTCCGAAATCTATTCGGCAATCCGTGAATATTCAGGTGACGTCAAAATACACGTTGTCGGTCTTGCGGCAAGTGCGGCAAGCGTGATAGCGTGCGCAGGCAAGTCAGATATATCACCGACGGCACAGATTATGGTGCATAACGTATCATCAGCGACAAGAGGTGATTATCATGACATGGACAAGATGTCAGAGATTTTGCAAAAAGCCAATGAAACTATTGCAAATGCCTATATAACCAAATCAGGCATGACAAAGGAAAAGGCACTGGAAATCATGGACAAGGAAACATGGCTGACGGCTGATGAAGCGGTCGAGCTGGGATTGATAGACGAAATTGCAGGAAGCAAGAACGTCAAGTCACAGCTTGTGGCGGCCTACTGCGATATCATACCGCAGAACGTAATTGAAAAAATGAAAGCTGAGCGTGCTGATAAAAAGATAACAGCACAGGCAAGGCTGGACAAACTAAAGGAGGGTTATAAAAATGACAAGACAGGAAATGCTTGACAAGGCTCAGGCTCTTATCGACGAGGGCAATTTTGAGGAAGCTGAAAAGCTGATGAATGACGCTGAAAAAGCGGCAAAGACACAGGCAAATCTGAACGCTATGACAAAGGACCATGCGTCAGAAACTATGAAAAATATCATTGAAAGGAATGAAAACAAGATGAGCGAGAATGCGATCACACACACATCAAACATTTATGACAGTATCGAGTACAGAACTGCATTTATGCACAACGTTCTCGAAGGCACACCAATCCCTGCAAAGTTTGCGAACGAGGCACAGAGCACAAAGACCACTGACGTTGCGGCTGTTATTCCGTCCACAACTATGCAGCGAATCGTTGAAAAGTTGGAGGAACACGGACAGATCTATGCCCTTGTCACAAAGACCAATATCAAGGGCGGCGTGACAATTCCTACATCAAGCGCAAAGCCAGTTGCAACATGGGTTGCTGAGGGTGCAAGCTCTGACACGCAGAAGAAGTCCACCGGTTCAATCACTTTCAGCTACTACAAGCTGAGATGTGCTATCTCCATGTCGCTTGAAGTTTCTGTGGTATCACTCGACTTCTTTGAGACAGTATTTGCTAATCAGGTAGCCGACGCAATGATCGCCGCTATCGAAACAGCAATCATCAAGGGCGACGGCTCAGGCAAGCCAAAGGGTATCACAAAGGAAACTGTTGTCAGCGGTCAGAACGTGGACGTTGCACTGGCAAACGGCATTACATACAAGACCCTGTGGGATATGAAGAAGAAAATTCCGTCAGGCTACAGAGCAGGCGTTAAGATGTTCATGAACTATGCAACATTCTGCGACATTCAGGCACTGACGGACACAAACGGACAGCCTATCGCTAGGGTCAACTATGGTCTTAACGGAGATATGCAGCCATCAATCCTTGGCACACCTGTTGTGTTCTCTGACGATATCGACGCTTATGCGGACGCTGTATCGGCTGACACAATCGTTGCATTCTTCTTCCGTCCTGAGGACTATATCCTCAACACAAATCTCCAGATGACAGTCAAGAGATATGAGGATAATGACACCGAAGACCAGGTAACAAAGGCGGTCATGCTGGTAGACGGTAAGGTCATTGACAAGAACAGTCTTGTAACGCTCACAAAAAAGAGCAAGTAATCACGATGATAAAGGGGGCATAACGAATGCTTGAAAGTTTGAAAAATTCGCTGAGGATATCACATAACAAGCTAGATAGCGACATTATGTCAAACGTTGACGCCTGCATGGAAGACTTGAAGCGTGTGGGCGTGTTCGTTCCCTTTGACGCTGACGATTGCAGCGCAATTTTGAAAAAGGCTATCGAAAACTATGTCAAATGGCAATATGATTTCAACGGCAAAGGAGAAGATTTCCGCAAAAATTACGAGCGCCTACGAGACGCACTAAGTCTGAACGAGGACTACACGGAGGGGATTTAACAATGTTTAATGATGTTGTAAAAATCGCCAAAGCAAAGATAGTTTTAGACGAGATAGGAAATCAAGAAAAGGTCGTTGACTGGGAGAATGCCAAAGAGGTATTTTGCCAAATATCATCAATTTCACGGTCTGAATTTTACAGTGCCGCACAGGCAGGGTTTCAACCTACGCTGAAAATCAAAATGGCGGATTACTATGACTATGATGACGAGGATATGCTATTCTATAACGGTCGGGAATATCGTATCATACGCACATATGTTGCAGGGATAGCCATTGAGTTGACGGCTGAACGTTTTGGCGGTGATAGTTGATGAAATCGGTCGAGATTGATGTCAGCAAGCTGGCAAAACAGGTCGCTGATGGCCTGAAAGAGTACAGTGAAGAAACCGCAAAGATAGTTGACGGCTGTATTGACGAGGTTGCAGACCAGTGTGTCGAAAAGTTGAAAACCACATCACCACGCCGAACAGGCAAGTATGCCGAAAGCTGGAAAGCTGAAACAGTATACGCTAAGTCGGGCAACAAGCGTGTTGTGGTGCGAAACAAAAAATACTACTACCTGACACATCTGCTGGAGCACGGTCACGCAAAGAAAGGCGGCAAGGGCAGAGTAAAAGCATTTGTGCATATCAAACCAGTTGAGGAATATGCACAAAAAGCACTGCCTGAGTTGATAGAAACGAGGTTGAAGAAATGAATTTGACATTGGCTGACATACGTTCACGATTAACGGCTATCGACGAACTGAAAGACAAAGTCGCATATTATTCATCACGTGATGAAATGAAAACGCCATACTGCGTGTTCTATCGTGAAAACACCATAGACAGCGGAGACGATATGCACCCCGCAAGCCTGCGAGAACAGACGATAGTCATTGAATTGTACACTAGGAAAATCGACGTTAATTTAGAAACGGCTGTTGAAAAGCAGTTTGCGGATTTTGATTTAGAAAAGTCTGAAAGCTGGATAGAAGACAGCAAGGAATATCAGATAAGATATTCATTTACCAATTATTTGAAATAAGGAGGAATTGAAATGGCTGAAACAAAGAAAGCCCCAAGCAATATTATTCTTGGAAGCGGTTATATCTACTATCAGGATTTCAGCGGTGAAACAGTGCCTGATGTTGATACTATCTGCACCGAAGCCAATGTGCTGGGCTATATCCAGGGCGGTGCAACCCTGTCCTATAAGCCGACATTCTACACCGCAAGTGATGATGACGGCACGCACCAGAAGACAATCATCACCGAAGAAGAGGCTACACTGAAAACTGGTATCATGGTATTCAACGGCAATACCCTTGATGTTCTCTGCGATACCGCAAGAGTTACAGAAGATACCAGCAAAAAGCGTAGAACTGTCAAGATTGGCGGTCTGAAAAATATGCGCCGCAAGAGATATGTTCTCTGTTTCCACCACGTTGACGCAGTTGACGGAGATATATGGGTCATGATCGTGGGCAACAACCAGAGCGGCATCGAACTGGCGTTCGCAAAGGACAAGGAAAGCGTTATCGACGCAGAGTTCAAAGCACTGCCAAGCGACAGCGAAGGAACGCTGATTACCTACATCGAAGAGGATAAGTCAATAAGCGCCATATAAGCAACACAAATACACAGCCTGCTGAGATTTTCAGTGGGCTGTTTTTTTGGAGGTGTAAAAATGCCAAAGACGTTGAATTTTAACAAAATGCAAAAACCTAGCCTGCGCATTGAGCTGGCTGATGAAAAGCATACCACGATTTTTGTCATGCCACCCACAAAGGGCGAAATTGAAGCGTTTGGAGAAATATCCGCAAAGTTAGGCGGTAACAAGTTGGACGAAGCGATCGAGATGTGCGCAAGGTTGATGTCACACAACATCGCAAAGATACCGATAACGGCTGAGACACTGGCTGATTGGGATATCTATGACATTCAGATGTTCTACCGCACATATATCGACTATCTGCTAGAAATCAAAAATTCAAAAAACTAGCACTCCCCTACTATCCACCGCAGGATAGGGAGGGGGAGAAATATGAGATTTCCTCAACGTGGGAAAAACTGGTTGCGGACTATATGGGTATATCGCTATATGATGTTGATGATATGGACTACTATGACTATCTGTTGATACGCCGTGACGCATTTATTGCACGGCTCAGGCAGAGCGAGAGCGGTCAAGAGTACCTAGACAACGCATATAGGCTGACCCTGACGAAGCCTGACCGACAGGCTTTGCGAGAAAATTTCGGAAAGGGGGTAATGATAGGTGGCAAAAAGTAGCATAAAGGGCATTACTATCAAGATAGGCGGCGACACCACAGGTCTTGACAAGGCGCTGAAAGAAACGAACAAAAAGAGCCGTGAGTTGGAGAGCGAGCTGAAAGCGGTCGACAAAGCACTAAAGCTAGACCCGAACAACGTCACACTGGTCAAGCAAAAGCAAGACCTGTTAAAGGATAGTATCAAAGAGACGAAATCAAAACTGGACGTGCTAAAAGAAGCGCAATCGCAGGTCACAGCACAGTATAAAAAGGGCGAGATAGACGCAGGACAGTATCGCGCGTTTCAGCGAGAATTGGAAACAACAAAGTCAAAGCTGTCAAGTCTGAAAGACGAAAAGAAAAACATTCACGTTATCGGCACGGCATTTAAGGAAGCCAAAGACAAGGTCGAGCCTGTCATAAAGAAAGTCGAAAAAGTCGGTTCTGCCATAGGCGGTGCGGCAAGCAAAGCTGTAAAGTTCACGGCAACACTGGGTAAGATAGACACGGCTATGATAGGCAAGGCGGCTGACGGTTTCAAAAAATACACGCAGACCATAGGTGTTGGTCTTGCGGCTGTAACAACGGCGCTTGCGGCAAATGTTGAAGCAAGCCGTGAGTGGAACAGCGATATGACCAAATTGAAAACAAACGCCGAAACCAGCGGCAACAATTTTGATTTTATGAAATCAAAAATGCAAGATTTGGTGGCTATCACAGGCGAGTCCGATTCAAGCATTGAAGCGTTGTCAAACCTTATGGCTGTTGGTTTCAGCGATGAACAAATGACGCCTGCTATAAACGCACTCAGCGGAGCGGTTGAAAAATTCCCTGATACCTTGAAAATCGAGAGCCTTTCGGACAGCTTGCAGGAGACCCTTGCTACAGGTGCTGCGACAGGTCAGTTTTCAGAGCTTATCGGGCGTATGGGTGATAGCGTTGATGATTTTAATGCGGGTCTACAGAATTGCACGTCAGAAGCAGAACGTCAGCAGTATGCCCTTGATTGGCTGGCAAATTCGGGTCTGTCGGAAATCAATGACGAATACCAATCAGCAAATAAATCAACGCTGGACTATGAACGTGCAAGTTTTGAATTGCAGGACGCCCTTGCGTCTTTGGGAACTGCGTTCACACCTGTTATGGCAGGTGCAAAGGGAATGGCAGCAGATTTTCTGACAAAATCGTTGCCAGCTGTTCAGAAATTGTCGGGCGGTTTTACCAAACTGTTTGACGGCGTTTCTAGTTTGCTAGACGCATATGACAGTGGCGGTCTTGACGGCTTGACCGAACAAATTCCTGTTGTTATATCTGGGCTGTTCAGTTCTGCGTCAGAAACGCTTGCCGAAAATGCCCCTACACTAATCACAGCGGCAACTACAGTTCTAACATCTATCATTCAATCGCTGGCACAATCGGCGCCGTCACTAATCAACTCAATTTTGCCGTCACTGCTTAACGGCTTTTTCGGGCTGATAAATGCATTGGTTTCAACTATCCCGACGCTAGTTCCTGAACTGGTGCAGGGCGCAATCACACTGTTTTTAGGCCTGATTGACGGACTAAATGACGTTATCAAACAGTTAATGCCAATGTTGCCTAGTTTGATAAAACAAATAACTGACACGTTGATTGAAAATCTGCCTGCAATCATTGAGGGCGGTTTCCAGCTATTAACAGGATTGATAACAGGTCTGACCGAATGCACACCCGATTTGATTAACGCAATAATAGCGTTGATACCTGTTATAACAGATTCATTAACAGAAAATCTGCCTGCGCTGGTCAAGGCAGGTATGGAATTGATAGTCGCACTGGCGAAGGGACTACCTGACGCTATACCTGATATTATAAACGCACTGCCCGAAATAATCGGTGCTATCATAGACGGCTTCAAGGAAGTTGATTGGCTGGACTTGGGCGCAAATATCCTCAAAGGCATTTTAAACGGATTAGTTTCTGCGGTTAGTGGAATTTGGAGCGTAGTGCAAGACGTAGGTAGCGCCATTATAGACGGATTTTGCGATTTTTTCGACATTCATTCGCCTTCAAGGGTTATGGCGAAAAAGGTCGGTCAGTATCTGCCGTCAGGTATTGCGGTCGGCATGGAAGATACAGCAGACGAACCAGTGAACGAGGCACAGGCTATCGTTGACAGCGTTGCAGGTGTATCGGCTGAAATGGATCCTGTCATGATAGGCAGGCAAACCACAAGAAAAACGACTGACAAGATATCAACCGAAACCGACAGCACCACACAGCACGGCAAGAGCGGTGATCTGACAGTGGTTATGAACATTGACGGAAAACGTTTTGCCACAGTGACAGCGCCATACATGGACGTTGCTATGGCTGAAAAAATCAATCTAAATGCTAGGAGGGTGGCTGACAATGTCTAGTATAACGATAAATGGCAAAAATTCCTATACCGATTTTGGAGCGTTGCTGACATCACGCAGTACGCCGCCGCCAAGTATCAGGGATATATCGGCTACTATACCATACCGCAATGGCGACATATGTTTCACATATCAGAATGGCGGTAAACCTACCTATGATACACGAACACTGACATACAAATTCGTGTTTATGGACTGCCCGAAAACCGCCCTGCGGAAAACAGTGGCAGATTTTGAAAACTGGATTTTGTCGGCTGGCGAATGTGACCTATATGACGATGCCGAAATTTACCATTATAAAGCAAGAGCAATTAGCTGTGCCGAAAACGAAAAAGGTTATCATGTTGAGGTAACGGCAACTTTCAAAGCACAGCCGTATAAGATATCTGACGATTTTTCCGACAAGGGATTTGATGATTTCGGTTTTGAAAATGACTATCTAAATCTTACGGACATGACGTTGACGGCTATTGAAATGGCTCCACACGCCCCTATGGGCGTTCTGAAAGTCTATTTATATTCGGACGTGCCGATAAAACCACGTCTGATATATAGGCGGTCTGCTGATGATACCGACAAGGTGGGATTCACGTATTTTCAAAATAACAACGTTGATATTTCCGAAAAGGTATACAGACCGACAGAAAAACCATTCGATATGGACGAATTGATTTTACAGCCGGGGTTGAACGTTCTGTCAGCGTATGGTTTTGGGTCACTCACGCTGAGCCTACACGAGGAGGTGTTATAAATGCATACTGTCACTATCAAAAATGGCATCGAAAAAACCACGATACATAGTGATAACCTTGACCGCATTTCAGGTGGAAAAATTGTCAAGGCTATCAATGCCATTGACAGTTTCACGTTTACCATATACCCCGACAATGCAGGATATGACAAACTGAAACCGCTGACAACATCGGTCACTGTCACGGACGATAGCACAGGGAAAGACGTTTTTATCGGTCGTGTGCTGAAATGTCCTGACAGCATGAACGAACAAGGTCTGATTTGTAAATCTGTCACCTGCGAGGGGCGTTTAGGCTGGCTATATGACAGCGTTCAGCCGTATGTTGAATACAAAATGGTAGGTATTCGTACAGTGCTAGCGTCATTCATTTCTAAACACAATGCGCAGGTCGGCGATGACAAACACATATCGGTCGGACAGGTCACTGTGACAGCCGAAAATAATTACACGTATTCTGTCAATTGGGTATCGACTATGGACGCTATATCTGAACAACTGGTCGGAAAATTCGGCGGTGAAATTCAGCTGAGAGACCAAGACGGAAAAGTGTACATAGACTATCTGGAACATATCGGACACGGCACAGACACAAAAATAGAACTGGCAGTAAATCTCAAAACTATCAGCCGTGAAGTTGATGAAACGAGCGTTATTACACGGCTATATCCGCTAGGCGCAAAGCTGACCGACAGCGAGAAAAGGCTGACGATTGGCAGCGTAAACGGCGGTAAAGACTATATCGAAGATAGTGCGTTAGTCGCTAAGTATGGCGTAATCAGCGGTACACAAACGTGGGACGACGTAACGCAGGCGTCAATTTTGAAAACAAAAGCCACGGCATTCCTGAAAAATGCAAACAAAGCCAAGACACAGTACAAAATAACTGCGGTTGATTTGTCAACAATTGACATGAATTTTGAACAGTTTGAGCTAGGGTGCTGGTATCGTGTTGTCAACCCTCTTATGGGGATTGATGAAGATTTGCGCATAATCGGCATTACTATAAACCTTGACAGCCCTGAACAATCTGAGCTGACATTTGGTGACAAATTTGAAACCATGACAGGGTTCATGACAGCCAAAACCAAGAGCCTGCAGACCGCTATTGATAATAGCGAATTCAGAAATCGTCAGGTGATAGACAGTAAAATCGAAAACGCTACAAAACTGATAACAGGTGCAGAGGGTGGTCATGTTATTCTTGACCCGACGGAAAAACCAGAACGTATTCTAATTATGGATACGGCTGATATAAATACCTGCAAATCCTGCATTCAATTGAACAAAAATGGGTTAGGTTTTTGGAAATCACCCGACGGCGGGTCTGCAAAAGACGGACCGTACACAAATGCGTGGACTATCGACGGAAATTTGGTGGCTAGTTTTATAACTGCCCTGACCCTGACAGGGTTGAAAATCAACAATGGCAGCGGAACGTTCAAGGTGGACGAAAGTGGAAACGTGGTCGCTAACAAGCTGTCGTCGAAATCAGCGACTATCACAGGCGGAAGCATTAACATTCAAACGTCCAGCCAAAATACCAGTGCAATTCAGCTGTCACACAACGAGTGGACGTTGAAAGTCAGTCCGTTGGAGATACGCATTGATAACAGCACAATTGGCGGCCATATCGTCCTGCAGGCTGGTGCTATGTCAGGCTATTGGAATAACGAATTGAAATTTTCGCTAGACACAAACAGCGGTAATATATCAACATATACAGACAGCGGGAAAAAAGTATTTACAGTTGATACCAATAACAGGGCGATGTATCTGTATAACGAAAATGAAAAAACCGCAATACAGTGCTACGGCAAGACGGGCGATATAATGTGTAACAGCGTAACGACGAAAAACCACACACTAGACTAGGAGGGATAAAATGGCAAATAATATTGATTTGGCGACAGCAATCGAAACTGTCCGAAACGCATTTTACGGTCGTGATGTTCGCCAGGCGTTGGTTGACGCACTAACGGCAACAGAACAGGCAGTAAATGACCTAAACCAGAATAAAATAAAAAGCGGTACGATTGAATACACACTGGAAAAGGCAGCTTCAAGTGTGCAGATACCGCTGAATTTGGATTTTACGCCAAAACAGATATGCGTGTCGCTGAGGGATATCGGCACGCCTAGCCCATTTCAGAACTACTGCACCCATGTGCAGGTATACAAAGGTGCATATTTTGCAGTAATCTGCATGGGCCCTAGCAATGGCGCAACCACTGTCAACGTACCTGCAGGAACGTACAGCATTGACTACATAGCAATCGTATAAAGGGGGGTGCAAAAATGGTAATCAGACTAGACGAAAATTACAATGCGATGACATCAACAGCCCTTTTGGGCTATGTTGGTGAAACTAATGCCCGTCCCGTGTCTGTCAAGGGCATGGAGGTAGACGGCGCAGACCGCTATGTGCTGACTATCGACTACGGTGACGGCACTGCCTATGAGGTCGATATCACAGGCGGACAGTGGACACCTACGGCTGATATACTGCGTTCAGCGCAGACAGTCAGCTGTCAGATAGCGGCGAAGAAGCTGTCAGGCGACGAGTATATTTTAGTTAAAAAATCACGAATTTTTCGACTGCGAATAGGGGCGGCTATCGGCGATACAGCTATCCCGTCACCAAGTGTGGCAGCCGACGCACTAGACCGCATAGACGCCATAGGCAGGCAGGTACACGCAGATATGCAGACCGCCGTCACTGCTGCAGAAACAGCGACAACAATGGCAAATAACGCCGCTAAATCTGCCACAGCCGCAGAGAAATCAGCCGACACGGCAACGCAGGTGGCAAGCCGTGCTGAAACCGCAAAGACAGCGGCTGAAACGTCCGCTACACAGGCAGAAACCGCCATGCAGGGCGCAGAAGCCGCACGTCAGCAGGCGGTCACAGCACAGAACGCCGCCAAGGTATCAGCAGCCCAAGCATCAACGGCAGCACAGCAGGTCGAAGCCGACAAGACAATAACGGCAGGATATGCCAAAACTGCCAAAACTAATGCAGACAGCACTGCGGCAGACAGACAGGCGGTGCAGACGTTGGCAGAACAGGTCGAGGCGGACAAGACCACAGTGGCAGACCATGCCGCTAAGGTTGCAGAGGACAGAACAGCTGCTGAAACAGCTGCGCAGACGGCACAGGCGGTGGCTGATAGTCTGCCTGAGGACTATGTGACGGCTGTTGGAAAGATAGCTGAAAACACGGCTGAAATAGCTAACGTGAAGCTGACCGACAAGGAATTGCAAAGGCGTGTGGACGCACTGTATTTCATAGGTCAGGGTATCACGCATAGGTTTGAAACCGACAGCGAAACGGCATATGCAAAGACAGTGCCTACGGGCGGTAAGCTGATGAGCGTGAAGTCTGTGGGTGGTAGGTCAATCGTGTTTAATCAGTTGGTTAAACCAGTACCCACTGTAGTCACACAAGCGGGTGTAAAATTTACGTTTTCTGACGATGGTATTATTACATTGAATGGAACAGCTACCACAACAGGTAATGCAGTTTCTCTGCAATCCGTTAAAAATCAAAAAGGACATAAATATCTAATGGTTGCAAACCCATTGTCAGGTGTTTATGGGGCAAACCAGTTGATGTTTAGTTCACAATCATTTGGGCAAGATTCTACAGGTCACGGCACTATAATCGTCAATGAAAGTAGCAACGCAGTATGGTATTATACAATATATGTGTATAATGGCGTTACATATGATAACGTTAAACTACAACCACAGATTTTTGACCTCACCGCTATGTTCGGTTCGGGCAACGAACCCACAAGCGTGGAAGAATTCGAGAAAATGTTCCCTGCAGAGTATTATCCATATAATGCTGGGGAGATTGTCAGTGCAGGCACGGAAGAGGTCGTTGTGGGTGATACCACACACACAATCCCCGAAGCAATCCGCAATCTGCCTGGCTACGGCTGGTCGGCAGGAACTGCACGAAATTACGTTGATTACGAAAATAAAAAATATGTTCAAAGTGTTGGCAGCGTTGATTTGGGAACGCTGACGTGGATTACGGGTTCCACTGGAAAAGTAAGTTTTCAAACATCGCAAGTTACAGGGCAGAAATTGACAAAAAATTATAGCGTTCCGCCAAATATCATTTGTTCAAAATATTCGACAAAAACGCAGAATGAACTATGGGGTCACATAAATGTAACAGGTATAACGGCTAATGCTAACACTGACGGGTATGTCTATGTCAACGATACGTCCTACACCGACGCCGCCGCATTCAAACAGGCAATGCAGGGGGTAATGCTATACTACGAACTAGCAAACCCTATAATTACAGACATATCAGCCCTGATACCAGATGATTTTCTACGAAACGTTGAGGTCGAAGCAGGCGGTTCAATCACGTTCAAAAACGGCAATGACAGCTATCTGATACCAGTTCCAAATGAAGAAGAATATATCGTGAAGCTGAGTGAAGTGGGAGGTACAACATGACGGATTTACAGAGAAAAATGGCTGAGAAACTGGGACTATCCACCGAAGATTTTCAGCCGAAAAAAGCCACAAAGGTTGACGAGCTAGAAGCACAGGTGCTATATACTGCACTGATGACCGATACGCTAATTGAGGAGAGTGACGACAATGTATAGAAAAGTCAAACGTTTGTACGACTTAGGGCTGTACACCGCTGAGCAGGTCAAGGATTTTGCCGACAGGGGGAAGATAACCCCTGAGCAGTACGAGGAAATCACAGGGCAGAAATACGAAAGTGAGGTAGCAAAGTGAAATACATAATAATGCTGATGATCGTGATAGGTCTTGCGTTGGCCGATTTTGCCACAGGCTGGATAAAGGCATACTGCAAGGGTGACGTTCGGTCATCGAAAATGCGCAAGGGCGGTCTGAATAAATTGGCGGAGATAGTCGTCATGGGCGTGGCTATCGGTTCGGAAATCGGTTTTGAACAGCTGGGGCACTACTACGGACATAGCGAACTGGCAGGCATTGCAGGCACTATAACTGCACTAGCTGTTTTCGGCTATATTTTCGCTATGGAAATTGTTTCTATACTGGAAAATTACGGAGAGATTAACCCACAAGCCAGTTGGATAAACAAAATAGTGGCAAAATTTGGGGTTTTCAAAGATAAGGAGGACTAATTATGGCTATGACATTTGATGAGTTCGTAAAGAAATACAAAGGCAAGGGCGTTAATTTCGATAAGTTGTACGGTGTACAGTGTTTTGACCTGGCGAATCAGTTCAACCGGGACGTTGTCGGGTGCGGTATGTTCACAGGTCTGTATGCCAGACAGATTTACGAAGATTTCGACAAGCAGGCGGTCAAGGGCTATTTTACCAGAATAAAAAACACCCCGTCATTCGTGCCCAAAAAGGGTGACATCGTGGTATGGGGCGGTAGTCTGAACGGCGGTATTGGTCACGTCGCCATAGCCACAGGCGAAGGTAACACAAAATATTTCTACAGCTACGATCAGAACTGGTTGGGCAGAAATGACCCATGCACACGTGTCTATCACAACTATAACCACGTCTTGGGCGTTCTCCGTCCGAAAAATCAGAGCGTTATCAATCCACCTACGCTGGAGACTAAGGGCTATAAGAAAGGTACGAGCACAGACGGGTCATATGCCCTGAAACAACTGCTGATTCTTGACGGTGCAAAGCTGGACGATAATGCAATCATCGGCAAAGGCACTGTCGGTGCTATCAACAGCCGTCTGTCAGCGTGGGGATATAAACCGAACGGCATAGCCGGAAAGAAATTCATCAAAAAACTGCGTGAAAAAATCAAAAAGTAGTCGCATAAATTTCGCATAAAATTAGCCGTCAGAGCGTTTGCTCTGGCGGCTTTTTTTCATTCTTTATACAATCCGTGCAGAGCGGATATAATGGTTATTCTTCTTTGGCTGTCTTTGCTTTTTTCTGCTGTTTTTGTAGGTTGTTGAGGTTATCCCCCCACCCTATCACTGACCAACCATACCATGTTGTACCTGATTTTCCTGCAATGGTATTTCTCTTTATGGTGCTGAATCCGTGATAAATGCGGTCTACGATTTTTGAATCATCTGCCGCATCTTCAACGTCCGTGAATAGTTCTATATTTTCACGAATCCAGTTTCGTAGGTTTGTGAATTTATATGTTTTTCCTGTCGGGTCCATTATGACCCATTCTTTTGCGTTTATATTTGTTTCAAACCGCCCTGATAGTGGTGATTTTTGTGCTGCCGCTGTTCCTTTTTTTGCACATTCTTGTTGCTGTGGTAGCCTTTCGGGACTCTTTGCTTTTTCTGACATCTTCTTTTTCGTTTCTTCGGTGACTTCATGTCCTTTGTGGCTTTCAGATAGCTTTTTTCTCATTTCAGGCGTGTTCAATGCTTCTTTCACACCGCTTGAAATATTCTTTTTGTGGCTATCTGATATTTTTTTCCCTTTGCGGTTTTCAGATAGTTTTTTTCTCATTTCAGGTGTGCTAAATGCTTTTTTCACGCTGTTTGAAATTTTCTCTTTTTGGCTTTCTGGTATTTTCTTTCCTTTATCTGATCTTCTTTTTTTTCTGCCCAGCACACATGACTTGTGGAAACATTCATCAGAACATGTTTTCCTTCTTCGATCTCTAGGCTGAAATTCCTTTCCGCATATTATACATTTTTTTGTTTTCATCTTTGGCACTCCTTTGCCATATCACTTCACCCTGATGTTTATGCGGTCAACACTTATGTTTGTTGCCTCAATACCATGTTTTTTCAACTCTCGCTCGATCGTAGCCGAATTTTTCGGGGTGGTAATTCTTATCTGTCTGCAAACGTAGTGCTTCTCACATTTTTCACCATAATTTTTACCCTTGACAACTTCAAATTCGTCCGAAATGTTGTTATCGGTCAGCCCTAGTTTTTCAACTAGCACCTTCCAATCTTCGGGGCTGATAGGGTCCAGGACTTTGACTTCCACGCCGTCACGTGGCGCCATTTTATATATCCAGTATGCCTTTTTGTCGAACTCTGCTGCACTTCGTGGGATATTGGCGTTTCCACGTGGTATAAGATATTTCGATACATCATCGACGTTTGAAAAATCGATCATGTTCAGCTGATATGTGCGGTTTTTGACTTTTACCAGTAAATAGTTTCCCTCTGGGGAGTATAGTCCGTCAACTATCAGCCGCTTTTCGCCGTTGATCTCTTCAAACTCGAAGCTGTCAGCTTCCAGCAAATCTTCCGGCTTGCAGTCCAGTGCCGTGCATAGACGTCCTAACGTGCTCGCCTGGATAAAATTGATATCCTGCGCACCGCTCTCAAGACGGCAGATATAGCTTCTGACAGAACCTATCCTCTTTGCCAGCTCATCTTGTGTCATGCCTCTTGCTTCTCTCATGTCTTTCAACTTGCTCATAAAATCATATCCTTTCAGATTTATTTTGCTTTCCAGCCGACGCCCCTTTTTTGTGGGGCGTTTCATATCAATTTTCAGATACTCATCAGGGCTGTTTTATGCGACGTGTTCAGCGCACATTCTTTCGGCAATTGCTTTTACGTTCTGCATGGTTGCTGGCTCACCTTCAAGATTTATGCGTGCAATGTTTTCATCGTCATAGGCGATATACGAAAATCTGTCTGAAAATTCGTCGCACCATACATAACCTTTTGACATATCAACCATCAAAGCGCCATATGATGAACGATAATATCCACCGCTGTTTGCTCTCTTGTAAGTTCCTACTGCTTTCTTAACGCCTGTGATTTTCATGATTTTGTACCTCCGAAAATTAATTTTTGATTTCAGGTCTCATCTCTTGCCTGTGATTATAGTATACCATGTTATCTAGTAAAAGTCAAGTAGTTAGATAACAAAAATGCAGATAACATTGAATTTTGTAGGATTGCACAAATATAGTCTTGCTTTTTGTGCATATTTTCAGAGCAAAATTTTAGCGTGTGCAAAATTCCGTGTCATATTTCGTGTCATATATTTATCATTTTGAATGATATTTTATCATTTCTACGCATATTTTAGCATTTTAGGACATAAAGAAAACCGCCTATCTACGTGATTTAACGTAAATAAACGGTTTTGTGCTGGTCGAGGTGACGGGACTTGAACCCACGGCCTCTGCGTCCCGAACGCAGCGCTCTACCAAACTGAGCCACACCTCGAAATACCACTGTAATATTATATCACACCCATCAAACCTTGTCAAGGCGTTTTTTTTGTTTTGTATCCTCTTTGCTCTTTTTTACTGCGTTGACCTTTGGTGTTTGACGAATTTATTGAAATCATTCTCATTGTAACTTATTTTCATTGACATATGCCTTGCGTTGTGATATTATATATATAAAGGTGTTCTCGTTTAAAAGTTTTTGTATGAGGTGATGAAATCGATGAATATGAAGAAAAGAATGTTGAGCATTGTCCTGTCTGGCGCAATGGCTGTTTCTACTGCTGTGTCTGCTGGATCGTTCAGTGCCTTTGCCGTGGCGCAATGTGTTGCGTATTCAGGCTCTAATGTTAATGATCAGGACTATGTGCAATGGTCTGACACAGTGAAATCTTACCTGACAGTGTGCGACAACGGCAATTATATGCGTGTCCAGTCAGGCGCTATCAAGGGCAAGCTCCTTGTGGAATATTACAGCTCTGATTTTGAACCGCTCAGCACTAAGCTTATCGACAATGAACTGCCGATCTTTGGTGCTTTCTATGACTCCGGCAATAATTATTATGTCCTTAGCGGTCAGGAAAATCCGAAACAAAACGACTCCCTCGAGGTTTTCCGTATCACGAAGTATGATAAGAATTGGAACAAAATAAAGTCCTGCGGTCTGTATGGAGCTAACACTACAGTTCCATTCGATGCAGGCTCGGCAAGAATGACCCATAGCGGTGACCACCTGCTTGTGAGAACCTGCCACAAAATGTATAAATCAAGCGACGGCAATAATCATCAGGCTAATGTTACCATTGAAGTGGATATGCCTTCAATGACTATCACTGATTCGTATACCGGCGTCATGAACGTTGATTATGGCTATGTGAGCCACTCTTTCAATCAGTTTATAAAAACCGACGGCAACCATATAGTCGCCCTCGACCATGGTGACGCTCATCCACGTTCTGCCGTTCTGGTGAAGTATAATTCTGATTTTACTACAGGCAAATTCTTCCCAAGCTATTTTGATAAGGTCAGCAATATCGACGTTGTAACATACCCTGAATATACCTCCGGTCACTATAACTATACAGGTGCGGCTATAGGCGGCTTTGATGTGTCATCATCAAGCTATATCGTGGCACAGAGTACAGTTGACCTTGATTATATCAATACGTCAGAAACACGAAACGTCTACGTTTCCGCTGTTTCAAAGGATCTTTCCACAAACAAGCTCAATAAGATAACTTCTTATGCAGAGGGTACAGCTTCAGCTTCTGCTCCACAGCTTGTGAAGATAAATAATAACAGCTTTTTGCTATTGTGGGCCAGAGATACAAAGGTAAGCTGTGTGAAGCTAAACGCTGACGGCACAGTAAACGGCAGTATACACACCTTTGAGGGAAGCCTTTCAGATTGCCAGCCTGTTATCAAAAACGGCAGAGCAGTTTGGTATGTTTACGATAAAAATAACGTGACATTCAACTCCCTGAACCTTTCAAATCTTGACGATATAAAGACGGTTGACGTCAAAACAGGTCATGACTACGAAACAAAGTACGCATCAAAAACTGACGGCACTGTAACACAGACCTGCAAGTCTTGCGGCTATGTGAATAAGTTCACAGTTCCGACCTCTACCACTGTTTATTGGCGCACAGACCTTTCGAATACGTCCTTTTCAAGCGTATTGAGCAAAACTCAGTTCAGTGTGGGCGACAGCATTGATTTCTGGCTTTATGACGATACAGACTACACAGTTGAATTTTCTGATCGCAGTATGGTAAGTGTAAATAAGCTTGAAAACTATGCTAATGATATCAGACGTATCACATTCAAAAACGGCGGTTCACTCACTGTAAAAATTTATCCTACATACAATCCGTCTGTAGCAAAGACATACAAACTCACCTGCGGATGCACGAGCCACACATATGGCAGTGCTGTTATCACAAAACAGCCGACCTGCACATCAGAAGGTACAAAAACAAAAACTTGTACGCAGTGCGGAGCAACAGTAACAGAAACAATTGCAAAGCTTTCCCACAGCTACACAGCCACGGTTGTTGCACCTACTTGCACTGCTAACGGCTACACTCTCCACAAGTGTTCTGTTTGCGGTACTTCATACAAGGACAGCACAACTAAGGCAACAGGTCACAGCTACGGAAATTCTGTTGTAACAAAACAGCCGACCTGCACATCAGAGGGTACTGCTATAAAGACTTGCACAAAGTGCAATGCGACAGTTACAGAAACTATAGCAAAGACTTCACACAAATATGTCGACACAGTTATTGCACCTACTTGCACTACTGACGGCTACACTCTCCACAAGTGTTCAGTTTGCGGTACTTCATACAAGGACAACACAACAAAAGCAACAGGTCACAGCTACGGAAATTCTGTTGTAACAAAACAACCGACTTGCACATCAGTGGGTACTGCTATAAAGACTTGCACAAAGTGCAATGCGACAGTTACAGAAACTATAGCAAAGACTTCACACAAATATGTCGACACAGTTATTGCACCTACTTGCACTACTGACGGCTACACTCTCCACAAGTGTTCTGTTTGCGGTACTTCATACAAGGATAGCATAACTAAGGCAACAGGTCACAGCTACGGAAATTCTGTTGTAACAAAACAGCCGACCTGCACATCAGAGGGTACTGCTATAAAGACTTGCACAAAGTGCAATGCGACAGTTACAGAGAAGCTT